TATTGGTGGGTTAGCTGTAGAGTTAAGGAATGACGATTAAACACAAAAACCCCCAATACAATCTCCGTATTGCAGACGACCTAAAGACATACCTACAGCTAGAAGCTGAACGGCATGGGATTAGTCTGAACCAGGAGATAATCAACCGACTGGAAGCCACCAAGCGGCAGGATGCGTTTGTCCGAAAGCAGGTGGTTGGCGGCGATGATCCTGATGAATTCGGCTTCGAGCAGTTCGGTGAGCGCGTCGAAAAGTCATTTAACCGTGCCGTTTCAACTGAGCTCGCCCAAATAAAAGCTGACATAGCCATCCTCGGGGAGCGCCTGTTGGATGCCACAACGGATTCCGTTGTACGTATTAAGAGTACGGGCACGACATACGGTGACCGGGATCGCCTGAAGCTATATCTTGACCATGTAAGCGATGTGCGATTGGTTCGGCTGGCTGTTCGCGACTATGACTTGGGCGGCGGGGTGATGACAGTGGTGATGCTCGGTGAGCGCAGGGCTGCCATCATGGACACCACATCAATGACCAGCCAGCGCCCGCCGAGAGAATATGAAGTCGTCGATTTTCTGCGGGCAGTTCGTGAACATGGCCTGATGGACCATACGGAATTCGTTACGACAAGGATCGAAGATACGAGAGATATGGATCCCAGAGCAGCCATTGATCTAGTGATGGCAAAGCCAGCCATAAAGCTGGATGGCGCATTCTTCACGTTTGCTAAGCTGTTCGTGGATGCAGCGGACAGAGATGAGCTCCCTGATGATATGTTTGAATCCTTTGTTAGTTTTTTGAAGCAAGAGGCTAATTGATCGTTTCGAACTGCAAGGCGCGCTCAAATATTGAACAGTCGTCACCTATTTAATAACTAACAAGTGCTCCAATAGAGGCTCTTTTCTCTGAAGGACTAGAGCTATGAAAAAAATGATCGCGGTTATCTTTGCCCTGTGCTTTATCTCAGGATCTGCAATCGCCCACTCCGGCGGAACCAATGACGATGGTTGCCACACCAACCACAAAACTGGCGACTACCACTGCCATTGATGGAAAAGCCCCGGTTCACATCCGGGGCTTTGTTTTCGCCATCAAATAATCCCGACAAGCTTTGCCATTGCACACAGGACAAACGGGAATAGAAACGACTCGAATGGGTGGCTAGGGTTCCCGAAAATACACATCAGAAACAGAGACAGCAGCAGTACACCAACCCACTCTAGGGTCTGCTGCCATAGCCATTCGAAAAATGCCTTCATAGGGCGCTCCAGCAAAACGCAAAGTTTAAGCCTATCACCAGGATCAATTGGTGGCAGTGCCGCCATCACCGATAAACGCCCCCTCACCGCGCAGGTACTCCCGATTCCTGCTCAGGTAAACACCGCCTTGGGTACGGTGCGCCGAACGCTGCTTGCTCTTGATGGATTGCCGGAGCGTTCTGCTGGTGATCGCCTCTGTGCGATAGTGATTGGAGTTAAACTCCCGGATCCGCGCCATCACATCGGCCATCGCCTCATCATCACCATCCTTTCTCGCCATGAAGTAATCAGACATCAGCTTAGATCGCTCATCCTCGATGCGGCCCTCCTTGCCCTTGATGTACTCGCGGGCGTCGTAGGCCTTGGCCATCTCGGCATTGCCAAATCCCATCGCTTGCATGGCTACATTGAAGGCTGAGACATCATCAATGATCACATCACCCTTGCGGGTTTGCTCACCATCGCTGGCCTGACGGTAGGATTTAGCCAGATCCTTGAGCGCCTTCGGCATCATGGCCTCAGCACCACGCTGATAATCACCATCACTCATCATGCTCAAGCCCCTGGCAGCCTGAACACCGATCCCAAGAACCGGTCCTGCAATCTGCTGAGTAACATGCCAAGCCAAGTCATCCCCCTCAGCGCCTTCCTTCGGCTCGCGGAACCACAGATCGTTGATCCCGGTGCGCCCGGCAATACTTAACCCGGTCACTGCATCCATGGGACCGCGGGCAACCAACTCACCCAGGCCGGTACCTAGCGTTTCGACCAAGCCGAGGCGGAATGATGCCTCTCCAGTTCGGTCGTCGTCGTCATCTGCTGCGGCTGCAATTGCGTACATAGCTGCAGTGACCGGATACGGAAGCCCCATCATTCCCGCCATGATGAAGTGGGTACCCAGCACACCGCCCAGCGTCTTGAGCGCAACCTTGTCACCCTTGGCTGCCAGGTAGGCGTTTCGGTACAGGGTGAACGTCATCAACTGGCTGTAGATCTTGAACTGGGTCAGCACCTTGGTCACATCGCCGCGCATGTAACGCGGGCGGTTGCTGGCGGCATAGTTGCCGTGGCCGTCATAAACCATCTCTGTCACTTTGTCGGCATACTGCTCAGGGCTCAGGGACGGATCCGCACTCTTGAGCAGACGATAGGCGGCCAAAGCGGCCACTTCTCTGTTCAGCACCTCGGCGTTGTGAAACATAGAGCCAAGCCATGCCATGGTCTTGCGCTTCCATGCCGCACCAGGTTTCACATCCTGAAGATCAGTGTCTGCCCGGGCGGCTACGCTATGGGCCTGCGTTAGATCCAGGGCGCCAGCCTTGTAAAGGTTGTTCAGCAGCTCCTTTTCATCCCTGGTGATGCCGCTATCTGCCCGGGTCAGTGATACCCATGCCTCTTTTGTGCCGGCCTTAAACTTCCCATGCTTGGCGTAGTCATACAGCGCTTTGGCCATGGCCGCCGACGCCTTCACGAAACCATACTTGGCGCCCAATTGAGGGAGCATCACAGTAAAGTTCTGCGTCATGTTGATGATGGCTGACGCCGGAGATCCTGCCATATACCACATGAAGCCAAGATTACCCGCCCAACCTGTCCACTTCGCCCCTTTAGGATTCATGTTCAGTTCGTGACGTTTGTTCATCTCGTTCAGCACTTGCTGCGCCACTTCCAGATCGCCCGGCTTAATGTCTGACTCCTCACCGCGCACACCAGACTGGATCTGCTCATTCATCTTATTGAGCTCTGCCTGCATCTTGTGGCCATAGCGGATTTTGGAAACGTGGTGGGCGTAGTGATAGACGCTATTCAGGTAGGCTCTGTGACCGTCACGGCTGGCACCCTTCACCCGGCGGCGGTGGATGGCATGTTTGGCAAAGCTGGCATCCGGAAGCATCTGCAGCATGGCCTGCCATACATCATCCTTGATGGCCGATGCGCTGGCACCAGACTCTCCTGCCTTATCCAGCAGTTGCATTACCTTCATGCCGAGCGCGTTGGAGTTTGCCTGCCCACCATTACCCTCCTCTTTTACCGTCATCACCGCGTTGTAGCCATCACGCTGATACTGTTTGATGGCCTGCTCAGCATCCTTGCGACGCTCGAAGTGCTCCCGGACATGCTCGTCGCCCTTGGAAGCCTTCACCACATAGTCGCCGAACCGAGCCAGCGGGAAGTACGGGCCATGCTTGAGCGCGTGCTCCATCTGCAAGCGCAACTCTGCCGCCAGGGTCTTCCCCTCGGCGCCCATCATGTCCTCAAGGCGTTGCTCGATAGAATCCCGCAGATCGGCCCACTGCTTGTCGTAGGTCTCTCGCATGGTCTGGTATAGCGCCTTGCCTTCCTTGTTCAGGCCCAGGTTGTATCGCTCTGCCAGGTGCTTATGGTTATCTGCAATAGTGTTCAGCTCATCCTGGTATCTGGCCTTGGTTTCAGGCTTCACTGCTTTATCAAGCCGCTCCTTTGCCTCTTGATACAATGAGTTATCAGCTAGTGATAGGTCAGGATGCAGCTTGGCCATGGTGGCGTCATGCATCAGGTTGGATAGTGCCTTTTTTTGCTCCTTGCCCAAGGAATCCCACAGCGGATCAATGCGTGTCTCCGCATCGAGGAGGATATCATTGCGATCAGCCTCCATCTTGGTGCGCAGTTTCTGGTATCGACTCACAGCCCCGCCGGTGACGCCGCGGTAAATCTGGTCGATCTGCAGATCTGTCAGCGCCCCAAGCCCTACACCCCGCTGCTCTTTAATCCAGTTGAGTACAGAGCTGGGAGCCGCCTTGGCCAGGCTTTCAGCCTTGCCAATAATGGACTGATCCGCCAAGTTGGCTCCCAGGCTAAATAGCGCCCCACTGTTGCGAATGTCGTCCTTCGTGAGTACACTTTTACATAAGCCGCCATGGTAGTTCGCCCCGGGCAATTGGAGCCCGGCTGCATGAAACCAGGCGGCTTTTTCTTTGTTCAAATAAACAAGATTGTTGTCCAACAACCGTTGTAATGCCGCCACTTCGTCCTTTCCGTAGACACTTGCAACTTTGTTAACCTCCGAAAACCCATCCCCCTTGGCATCCATGTGAATTGCAACGATCACCGGCTTATTATTCATGTCTAGTGCTTCCACCAGAGAAACAAGAGCGTTGTTTTCTGTTGCTGATTTCATGACTGCCAGCGGATCAGAAAGCAGTTGCGGGAGCCGCTTAATGTCCTCAATTGCTACGTTATGGCTACGGTCAGCAGGATTGGTTGCTTTTTTTACCACTGATGCAGGCATCACTAGCTCGTGATTTTTGGCACCCAACCTCACATAAATAGACGGCGTGTCACCGATCCGGAGTTGATGCCGGGGGGATGTACCGGAGCGATATACAGCGTCCACCTCATCAGCGAAGGCCCTTGCATCAAATGTGTCTGGCTTGAAAGGATCCCTTCTCATGCTATACGCCGGAGCATCGTGCCACGACTCCATCACTCGACGGCCAGGCTTGCGGCCGTTCCGCATCCCGGTGGCAATGGCATCCAGCACCCGGTTGAATTCCTCTTCAGTGGTGCGCTCACCTACCAGACCAACGGCCCGAAGCGCGTCCTTCACGCGGCGCACAATGCCCCGCCACCAAACGGCCAACTCGCCACGGTCTGGCTGCTGCTCCATCCAGTGGGCGAATACCTCTTCAGCCTGCACATCCGGATGCATGTCTGTGTAGTTCTCGGCAACTTGGTAATAGGCGTCCTTGATGCCCTTAATGTCCTTTCCACGCTTGACCGCTTCGATGATGGAGATATAGGCATCATCCCCGACCACTTCCCTGAGACCATGATGCGCCAACAGCTCATGCCGCATCAGTTCCCGGGCCCGCTTCGGACTCTGAACGGCTTCGGCATTAAGCAGCAGCGTTTTGTAACCAGGCAGATAGGCAGCATTGATGGTCTGCCCATCTGGCATTGCAGCACCAACCATACCAAGCACCTCATTCATCTCAGCCTGATTAGCTGCCACCATGATCCGGGCGCTGGCGGCCCCCTTGTACTGCTTGCTCCAATCGGTTACGACCATCTCCAGCTCTGGCTTGGTCATACCGCGAGTGCTTGGCGCTGCATCGGACAGCGAGAAAGAAATATCGCTGTCGTCTGTGCCGATAACGTCCTGATCATCACGGAAGTTTTGCTTGGTGCGCGTCCCGGATCGGATGCCCTTAGCTATAGAGCGGATCAGGTGGTCCAGCTCGTCTTGGCTGATGGGCCCTTTGACCAAGCCGACTTTACGCAGCAGGTGTGAAATAGTCGCTTTGATGTCACTGAGCACGCGGGAACCGAGCGACTTAGGCTCTCGCTCTGCGATGTGGGCAAATACCTCTTCCGCCTGGTGCAGTTCGCTCTTGGCCCCATAAACAGAATCGCCCGCGATCTGTTTCCAAATCGGGGCGATCCATTTTTCTTCTTTGGCATCGATCAGCTTCTGGAGAAGAGCCTTTTTATCGTCCGGAGAAAACGTGTCCAGCCCGTAGTGGCCGAGGACTTCGTGTCGCAAGACTCTTCGGGCCGCTCCCTCATCACGCAACACGCCTGAGACAAGTCCAATAACTCCGCGCTTGGGGCTATATGACCCTTCGATCCCGTAACCGATGTCTTCCCTGCTGGTTCCTGGCCCATATAGTTCCTCTTGAGTTTGCGCGACGCGCACCTTGATCGGAACACGCCCTTTGAATTCACGCATGAAATCATCAGCCACACGATTGGCAACGTCAACCGACAGCCCGTGGCCTTTCTTGGAGAATAACGCAGGTGTCGCCTTTTCAGCAGTGCCTACGTTATCAGCTTTGCTCGGTAACCCGTTTGGCTTGTCCATCACCACCATCACGGTGTTAACCCCAGTCGAACGGTCTGAGTCCTTGAACGAACCATCAGGCAGGCGCTCCATTTTGCCGCCATTGTCATCAAGCCATTGACGGAATTCGGTAGCCTTGCGATTGCTGTTGCCCTCAACCCCTGCGCTCATCACCGCCACAAGGCGGCCACCAGGCTTAATGTGGCCCCATGCCTTGCGAACATGATCAATGTCCTGCTGCTGCTCGAACGGCGGATTCATGATCACCTTGTCATACTGCTTGCTTGCATCCAGAGTAGTGAAGTCGTTACCAACCAAGCTGTGTCCTTTTTCCTGCAGGATTTCACGCAGCGTATTGTGCCGCTCGACAGTATCCACCTTTGCGCCAGCCTGCTTGGCGGCATCGGCGATATTGCCTTTCCCGGCGGACGGTTCCAGTACCTCATCGCCTGACTTGACGTCTGCGGCCCTCATGATGCGGTTCAACGCTTCGCCCTGGGTGTTGAAGTAGCCGGGGATCTTGTTGCCAACCAGCCCGCGCTCTAACTGCTGCAGGCGGCTCTCCTGCTTGCGTGGCGCCTGGATGGCGTCCAGCTCCTTGATGGCAGCAACCAGTTGATCGCGGTTGTCGATGCCCATCCGCCGCAAGCGGTCAATCGTGGTCATGCCTGATCCAACATTCTCGGCAGCCCACTTCACCTCTCGATTGCCTGTGGCCTTGGCAGCTTTAATCAGGGCATTAGCGGTTTCTTCATTCAGCACAGCTGGCTGGTAGCGGTCGGAGTTGGTAACCAGTCTTGCCGCATAGTTCAGTTTGTCAGCTAACCCCTTGTATCCACGGATCTCGCTAAGTGATTTGGCCGCCCCTCTCAGGTGATCAGGGTGTGCAGTAATTGTCGGGTATTGTATCTGGTCGGCATAGTCATCAACGGTGATACCAGGTTTGCGGCGTTGCTCTGTTCGCCCCTCGTAATAGCCACGATACTCACCACCCTCCATGTGATTTTTCGGGATAGCTAGGCGATGGAGTTGATCCAGAGTTTGGTACTGGGCCTTATTGCTCAGCCTGGACAGATGCGGCGCTTCGCCATTGTCTACAGCATCGGCAATTTTGATCAGCGTTTCCCCATCAGCCTCCATGCTCTCGGCATCACGGATAGCACTGGCCGCCTGGCTGGCTCTCTTCGGTGTGTTGGACTGTCGAGGCTGATTGGCCTTGTCACGGCCAAGGTTGATCAGCGTCTTGCCTGTGTCGCGCAGCTTGTTGGTCATGGCTGGCTTGATCTGAGCGACTACCGGTGATTCCTTTGGTTGCGCCTTCACCACTGGCGACATACTTTGCTCGCCAACATCACCATGGACCAGATCGGCAAGAGCCTCACGAACCACGCCTTCGCGCTTGCTACTGAACACCCAGCCTTTGTGGCGCTCGTTGTAGAGCGGTGGAGCCTTTGGCCAGGCAGCCTCAACCCGCGCCTTCAGTTCGGTATCGTTCTTGTCGCCTTTGACGATGATGCTCTTGTCTGTCAGCGGCTCGATGGTAATCCGTTGTTTCCCGACTCCAGAAACAGCAACCCCGGCGTCTGGGGCCGGGGCTGTGATTTGTTCAGGTGCCACTCCATCATCTGGCAGCAGACCGTCCTGCCGCGTTTCATCACGCACCGCTTCAGGCGCGGGCAATTGCTGGGGCATTCCATCGGTGACCTCCTGGCTGGCAGATTGTTCCAACTGTCCAGCATTGCTTGACGGTTGCTTGACTGGTGCTTGACTGGCTTGCACCTGCTCCAGTTCTGCCTTATCCACCACACCAAAGCCACCCGCAGGCAGCTCGATAGGCGTTTCAGTCTTGCGGCTGGCAAGCTGGGCTTCTTTTTGGCTGGCAAATGGCTTTCCCCGCTTGGTGATGCGCAGGGTTTTGAGTTGACCAAAGATGGAGTCCTGTTCACTCCCAGCCTGCTCGATGGCCTGAGCCACCGGAGAGCGCGGATCCCGGGTAGATTGCTCGCCAAGGCTGTTATCTACTTGGTCGCGAGAAAGGCGCGGCGGGGTGTAGGCGCTGTTCTTGTTGTCAGCCCCCGCCGTCCCGGGCGCAAAGATGGTGTCAGATTGGCCGATCTGGGGATAATCGTTCCTCCGGTAGTCCCCATCTACTGTAAGCGCAGACTTCGGAAGTCCAAGGGCCGCACCTTCTCGCGGAAGCAATTCTCCTTCCCTGGTGTCCAGTTCAGTCGGCCCAAGATCGCCGATCCCATCAGCCTCCGCCACAAGACTATCAACAGTCCTAGCCGAGCTGCCTTTCGCCAGCGCTTGTTGAACATCCGTATTTGGATTGGCGTCTGGGAGGTCTCCAAGATCGCGTCCATTAGGATTGATATTCTTGGTGCGTAAGAATGCAGGCTGTTCAATATCCCCACCGGTCGGCATATTGGCCGTTGATGATGGGGGAATATCTCCCCTGGACTCTGCTATCTCATCCTGCAACTGCTCGCTTTTCGGTCGTCCATTCCGCATGAATGCTGGAGTATCTCGTAACTCATCAATGGCGCTACTACTTGGTCCCAAAGGGTTGCTTGGTTGGTCTATTGACGAAATGTTGTCACCACCTGAAGTCGATGCACTAGGGTCATCAGCAATAGGCAAGGTATCACTGCTCATCGCTTCGGCATCTTGCGGGGCCATTGATCCACGAGCTCCGCCGACTGCGCCCACGGCCCCACCAGTCAAAGCCCCGATGGTGCCGGCAGTCGCTGCCGCCTGCAGTACCCCTTCCATTGGGTCTATGTTTTGACCGCCTGCCTCGTTGGCTGCCTCGTTACCGATGTATTGCTGGGTACCTTCTTCAATGGCCTCGCCGACCCCTTCCCCGGCCATACCCTGCAACGCACCAGCCGCTACCCCCTTAGCTCCAGTGCCCTGCAGCATCTTGAATAAGGCCGCATCACCCAATAATGTGCCAGCAGCTGCAGCGGCCCAGGTCTTTGGATCTGACTTGGCTATTGATGCTGCAAAATCACCCGTACGGCGCTTCGCTTCGTTGAGCAGATCAGTACCCGAAGCGCCTTCAAATTGCGGATCACGCGAGATCTCTTTTACCTGATCATTGAACGTCTTACTGGTCAGTAGCTGATCCCAACTCAGTGCCTCAACCTGTGAGCGAGCTTGGTCGGCGCTTTGCCCAGTAGACATATTGACGCCTTCTGCCATGGCGCCGCGCTGCCCCCACTTGATCCCGGCAAGCCGAGCAGTCTCATCAGCTAATTCCACCGAGGCGCCGCGTTTGAGCATTTGACGTTTGACGATGCTCTTCACGGTACCGCCAGTCAGCGCACCAACAGCCAGAGTGCCACCCAGCGAACCGATGCCATCCGTTAATTTGGCCGCCCATACAGCAGGATCGCCAACGCTGTCACTGATCGCGAAATCGGATACCCCGTCACCGGTGAATAGCTCCCGTCCACGCAAGGCTTCCTTGTAATCGTCAGAGGTCCCCTTCTCAATGAGAGCTTCACCACCTTCTTTGATGGCCGTCCCAATCGGGTTAACGACCGGCTTAACGATAGTGTTATCGATTGGGTCAGTCGTGACGCTGGCGATCTTGTTGATCACATCTGCTTTCTTAGCTGCCTGCTCTTCCTCAGTCCAGCCGTTGATTTTTCGACTGACAACGTCTGCAATCTGGCTTCCAGGCAACTTATCCGAAATGGCGGCACCGGCACGAAGAAGATCACTCAATCCGATCTCCGCAATACCAGTACCAACACCGCGTGCCGCTGATCCAGCCAGGCCAACCGCCAGATCGCCACCGCCTACCTCCAAGTTCTTCTCTGGCTGTCCAAACTTTGAAAAGTCTTGGTTGAAAAAGTCATCATTGCCAACAGTTGGCTTACTCAGTCCAGTAGGCTTCGGCATTTGATCAGTCATGGATTTTCCTCGGAATACAAAAAAGAAAACCCCCGGAGGCGTGAACCTTCGGGGGTCTTGAGAGTATGTGGCGTTATGAGCCCATAATGGGTAAATCCTAACGCTTGGGTGTTTATTCTGCAATCAATACGGGGAGATAGCCTCCCCGTTCTCGTCCACATCCTTCGGCGCTTGGCCGCCACCAGTGATGAAGTCAATCAGCCCTTTAGCGTGGGTTTCCTGCTTCACGGCTTGATCATGCTTCTGATATGCCTGATAGGCTGCTTCAAGTTGGCCATTGGCGATCAGTGACTGCACGGCTCCCTCACCTTGTCGGCTAACCAGTTTATTGAGGAATACCGCCTTCCCCTGATCTTGGTTCATCCACTTGGACACCTGTGACGCCAGATCGGGGCCGCCTGCTGTTTTACCGCCGGAGTCACTGCGGCTAGGGCTTGCCTTAATCCCATAGACATCGCGCAACCCTGCAACTTGATCAGTTGCTGCCTGGCGTTCAGCGTCAATGGCTTGCTGCTTCTGATCCTGCGGCATCATGTCATCCCGCTGGATCGCGCTGATGTTCTTCTGAGCATCAGCCTGCACCTTCACCACCGCCTGACGATACCCCTTCCAGTCTGGCGGCTCTGACAGCCCGGCAGACTGCGCCCAGGTATCCCATTGCTCTGGATTTTTGCGGATGCTGCTGCTTGCTTGGGCGCCTTGCCCGAAATAACTCACCAACTGCTGCGGGGTGTATTCACGCACAACGGCCTTACCATCGGCACTACGGCCCTCAGTAATGGGCGCATCCTTGGTGGTCTCATTCCCGTCATTATCAACATAGGTAACCGGCGCTTGAATGACGAAGGTACCGCGATCGGTAGGGATTAACTCAGGATCGCCATAAGCCTTAACCGTACCGAACTGGCTTTTGGCACCAACGCCTTGGTCCAACTGCGAGCGCAACACAGTGCCCAGCGCCTTGCGCACATCCGGCGTATTGATTTCACTTCGCAGCTTGCTGCGATCCCACACCATCGCTTCAGGATTCTTAGCCAACGCACTGGCTTTCCCCATCACCATCTGAATGCTTTGGTGGAAGTCCTGATTCCCAAACACTTTGAACGGGTTGTACTTGGAGGCATACGGGTTATTCAGAACCTGGTTATCAGCATCATTGAGTTGCTCACCAGTTTGCAACTTATCGAGCGCAACGCGGATTGCAGGCATGTTTTCTTCCTGCCACTGATCGCGCTTGTACTTCTCCTGCTGCAGGTTCCAGGCTTCGTCTGAGCGACGGTTCGCAGCTTGCGCTAAACCCAGTTGCGCATCGGCTCGTCGGTTCTGCAGCGATTGTTGGCTGCGACTGTACTTGGTCTCGTCGGCATACCGTTCATCGCCGATCTTGTCGCGCCCCCTGGCATAGTCGGTCTGATCCTCATACCGCGAATCTGAAACCTTTTGCCGCTCCAACTGATTCTGCCAGGCGGCCTCTTGGAGACCCATCTGCTTATCTGCGCGAGAATCCGCTTTCTGTCCACGGTAGTAACCGTCCATCGTCTGGAATCCGGCAAGGAATCCATCTGCCAACCCTTGAACACCCATGACTCACCCCTCAGAAAAGTTCACTAGCCAACCAGCCGGCAGCAGCGCCAATTGCCGTTCCCCAGCCAGGCATGATCATGGTCCCAATGCCTGCACCAGTACCAATTGCACTCATTTGCTGCGACTTCTCGGCACTCTTGAGTTGGTTGTTCGCATTATCTCTGGCCGTTTCACGCTCGGCGCTTGCCTCCATGCCCGCCAGAGCCTGCTTGCGCGTACTCGCGCCTAAATCAATCAATCCGTATCCCATCAATCACCCCCTATGAAGTCGTCGAACTGAGCAGCGCACTCTTGAGGCCAGCATTGGCCCCGCTCAGAATGTTGATTTGCCGCTCCTGCTCTGCAGAACGAGCGCCGTTTTTGGCGTTGGCAGTCGCCAGTGACGCCTTGAGCCCTAGACTGTTGTCATTGCTGTCTGTGGCGGCACTGACCCCCATGCGGGCCATGGTGTTGTTCTGTGCAACCTGCGCATTGTTCACGCTGTTGGCGGTGGTGGCATCAACCCGAGCAAGTTGGTTCTTCATCAGCTCACCACTGGTGGCCAAATCCATCAGCTCTTGCTGCTTCGGGTAAAACCGATTCTTCCAGTCGTCATACTGATCGCGGATGATGCTGGCGTAGGTATCTGACGCATAACCCATGGTGAAAACTCCTTAGCCGAATGATCCGGTAAACGGCTTTTTGGTTGCTGATGCCGAAGCTGATGATGCTGCAGCAGATGGCTGGTTCATGTAGTACCCGAGCCCCATCCCCGCCGCGGTCCCTACTGCCCCAGAGGTGGCAGCAGAATCAGCCTGAGCCGTTTGCGCATCGGTGACCGCCTCGCTCAATGAGTTGTTGGCAATGTTGTTGTATCCGGATAGCGCCTCAGCCTTTTGCCCAGCACCGATAGAAACAACATCTGACAGCCCAGTCGTATACTTGTTGGCCTGGTCCGTCTGTGCCTTGTTTGTGGTGTCGATTTGCGCGACCGCCTGATCTTGCGTCAGATTGTTCATAGCGGATTTGTATTTGCCGCTTGTCGGATCAACGCCGGAAGCTGCCAGTCCAGTCGCAGTGCTTCCCCTGGCCTTGGTGAACGAACTGGAGTAGGCAAGATTGGCATCAGCCGCCACCTTGCCGTACTCGCTCTCGTTGTTCAGGTCATCGACCTTGTCCATGAAGATGTCTTCATACTGCGACAGCTCGTTTTTGTAGAGATCCCACTGTTCTTTGGCGACGCCAGCCGCCGCTTTTTCAGCTGAGGTTTCTTTAATTTCACTAGATCCCTTGCCCATTTCACCCTCACAGTTTCATTGTGAATACTAGAAAACCGTCCTCATCGTCTGCCTGCCTCACCCACCCCTGTTTTGGTGCTACTCGCAGCCATCCCTTGCGCACGGAGTGAAATACCAGCGATTTGGCGCCAATGATTCGAGCCAGATACTTAACTTCCTCAATATGTCGTTCATGCGCTCCAGATGTCCCCCACGCCGCCCATATCAACACTCGCAATTCATCCTCAATTACCTGTGGCCGCAGTACGAATCCGTCGTGATCGCGCACAAATAAAAACGCCTGCTGGTTAAGGCAGGCGTTGTAGATGCGTTCCGGTAAATCTTGCTCGCCGCATTGCGCAGCGATCTTGTGAAGTAGCGTCACATGAACGTTCCTGAGTCTGTTTTGTATACGGTTATTCTTGATGACACATCGCGATATTTGCCGATTGAGTGCGTGACCATAACTGAAACCTGAGTGTTTGCCGGTATGGGAATCTTTGTGGTTAACGTGCCAAACATAGATATTGGCGTATACGGACTTTGTTCTGCAGCCACAGATTTTGTAGCAATAACAACGCCGTCTCTTGAAACAGAACACGAACAGGAGTCTTTAGCAGAAAAAAGGGTCGTTTCTATGACTGCCTCCCTGCTATATGTTCCAGCTTTGATTATTAACGGGACACCACTATCCATTGGACGCACAGCAGTTATGTCACCGACAATCTTCTCTGCATAGATGGTTCCCTTCACCGTGCAATCTTCTTCAATTACACAGTTTCGCATCGTTGCAAAATTGATCGTTGCATAGTTGAACGTGCCGTAATGGCTGGTGACATAACGCAGCGTGGCGCTCCATGCGGTCATCGCGCCGGACGATGTTACTGTGAAATTAGAGCCGATGATGATGCTGCCGCCGTTGATCACCGGCGCCGACAAGCTCACCCCTGCCTTCACATAATCAGCGGTGATCTGCTGGCTGTTCAGGATCTGGATGGTGGCCGTCCGGATGATCGCCTCGGCCATGATGACTTGACCATTATCGATGGCAAAAAGCGGGGATAGTGCATTCGGGCTGTTCGGATCGAAGACAAACATCTGGCTGGCAGAGATGGCGACCTGGCTAGTGCCGTCAGACTTTGCGATCAATCCGATACCGGCGCTGATCCCACCGGCATTCGCCTTTGCCGTCCACATGGCCTGAGCCCCGTTTTGCAGGCTGGCGATTGACTGACTGTGAGTTTGAACAGTCGCCGACGTATCGTTAGCCGTTGCAGTAACCGTAGAGATCTGATTACTCAGAGCCTGATCTGCTGATGCTCTAGCACTGGACTCACTGGTGATCTGGCCTTGTAGGATGTTATCTGCGCCAGTGAAATTGGCTGTGACTTGGTCAATTCGTGATGATAGTGCACCGTCGGCATTAGCTCGAGCCAACTCTTCGCTGGCCACCCTGCTGGCAAGAGAGCTATCAGCAGCCTTATATGCTGCATCCATCTGAGAGATCGCCACAGATAGCGCTTGATCGCCGGATGCTCTCGCTGATTGCTCAGTGGCTATGCTTGCAGAAGCTGCAGCATCTGCCTGCTTATAGGCGGCATCTATTGCACTGATTTGTTGGGCTAAAGCTGAATCCATATCGCTGACAGTCTTTTGTAACCCGCTAATGGATGCCTGTGTTTGCTGGTCTGCCTGTTTGTATGCTGACTCAATGGTTGATACCACTTGTGCCATTGATTCATCGGCTGTTGCCCGGACGGTCTTCTCTTCGAGGATCTGCGCGGCAACACCATCAAACGATGCGGTCAGTTGCTCTAGCGTCTTGGCCTGGGCTATTTGCTCCGTTGCCATAACTGACTGCTCATGGCGGATACTGCCAGCTGCTTTCCGTTGTTCAATATCTGCGGAGGCATTAGCAAGCGCGGCCTGCATGGCAGCCTCCGCAGCCAGATCCGTGCTTGCAGATATGCTTTCAAACTTACTGGCCAATGACGACCCGTCACCGGTCACGACTTGTTGCAGCTCACTAATAGCGGCGGTCTGCCCAGTGATGGCGACCTCCATGGCGGTCAGCCGTTGAGCCGTGGCCTGCTTATCTGTTGCGACCGATTGAGCCAGTTGGGTGATGCTGCTAGTTATTGTCTGATCGGCCAGCTCAAGTTGTGACTTCACTTGCTCGATGCGCTGAGCTGTTGCGCTGTTGGCTGTAGCGCTGGCGCTGATCTGCTGTTCCGCAACGGTCAGGCGCTGGCCTTGCCCATCAACCTGGCTCTGAGCCGCCTTCTGGGTCAATGCGTTATTCGTTGCATCCAGGCTTTGCTGAACCTGGCTGACCGTGTTGACAACACTTGTTACTTCCGACTTGGTTGCCGTCTGTGTCAGCGCTCCATGGATGCCGTCGATCTGCTGCTCAACCAGCGTTAACCGCTCAAAGTCAGCCGTCAATTCCGCGCGGGTCACGCAGGTAGATACAATCGCCTCAACAGCATCAAGATGCTGGCTGACGGCAGTGATCTCCGCGCCCAATTCGTTGCGAACGGCATTAACCGCATCCATTGTGATCTGGCCGGTTGTCGGGTCAACCGAGAACACGGCATCGCGGAAACTCTGAAAATTCAGGTTGTAGGTGTCTATCCGCTGGCGCAGCTGCTCCTGGATGAGAGTGACGCTGATGTAGTTATCGCCAAGCTGGTTTTGAGCGTGTTGCAGCAGATCGCTGACCTGAACTTCTCGGGCATCCAGCGCCTGAATGCTGGCCTTGGCCTGCGACAGCGCATCATCCAGATCCCCCAGGTCTATCTGGAGTTGGGATACAGACTGGATCGGAGTCAGTAACTCCTGAACAAGATGGCTGGCGCCGATCTTCCCTTGCAGTTCATCCAGTATGTCCTGCACATCTCGGCTGGTCTGAGCATGGACGCCAGAAACGCCTTGGAATGGCCCCTGGACATTCACCTTATTGACGAAACGCACCCAGTAGAAAACCGATGCGCCCTTGCCAATTGCATCCGAATAGAGGTTTGCCGCTGATGTGCCGACCATCACCGCCTTGGCGCGGTTATCCTCTTCGGCCCGCCACACTTCTGCATGGGCATGGCCCTTATATGCAGGCAGATCCCACTCCACCAGAATGGTATGGAAAGCACCGTTGGCAATAACCCCCGTCGGAGCGACAGGCCGACCGATGGTGTCATCAGGAAGAACGCCCGGAGCTACAGAGGGTGATAAGGCATTGTTGGCGGCCTTGCTTAAGGTGATTAAGCCAATGTCAGCGAGCTCGCGATAGGTGATCGCCTTATCCAGCTTGTTGCCACGCTGGCCGGTCAGCAGCTCGATGTTTTCCGCAACAGTTGGCAAGTCACTGCCGGAGCGATATCCAGCCTTTGAGGTAGCCATTACGCAAGCTCCGCCATGCTGGTTGCTAGTTGGATGCGCTCAACCTCTGCCAGGCCGAATACCTCGATCTGCCATTTGTCGCCGCGGATCGCTGGCAGCCTGAATGCAACCTTAGGCACAGCCTCGAGATCCATGACCTTCGCGCCGTCGGCATAAATCCTGACGCTGATATCACCGTCGCCTCGCGTGATCCGGGCGCAGCTGTAGGAGACACCGGTTGCTGTGAACTCCTTGGAGCGCCAGGTGTAGTTGGTATTCGCTACGCTATCGCCGCGCCACTTGAACAGAGCCTTTCCCTTGGCAACGAAAAGTGAATCAGATTCCAGATCGTTGTATGCAGCATCCCACCGATTCGTCATCTCGCGGAAGTCGCCGCTCGCCGGGTCATACATAAACGCATGAGTGTCTGTGATCCCGATGTACTTCCCTTCATGGCACCAAGCTCGCAGCGTCTCAGGCTTCATCGCTTGCCACTGCGTCGGGGTGATGATCTGCGCTGTCACCAAGGAGGCGCCAGACGTAGAGATACCCGTCAATCCATCCGGGCAGGCATACAGGACAAGGCCATCAACGGACACCATTGAGCGAGCACTGATGCAGGCCTGCTGCAATTCAATCTTGGTGCTGGTGATTGCCGATGGTGTCACGCCTTGGCACAGATATGGATAGCCCTTGGTACCCACCACCAGAGCCGCCCCTGTGGCCGCAATGGCCACAATGTCGTGCTCGGTAGTCAACCGGTTCGCTTCCGGCCAGGCATACGGCAGATAGGCAGACGAGAACAACAGCTCATTACCTGCAAACCCAGCTGCGATGCCGTTAGCCATCAGGCACAAACCACGCATGTCATCTGGCGGCGGCAGGTAATCGTAGGTATCCAAGGCTCCGGCCAGTTCGGCATCGTCCTTTGCATCGATATAGCTCAGAGTGCCGATCGGCAATTCAGCAACGAACAGATAATCAGAAGTGCTGTCGCTGGTGACAGAGCGGTAAATTCGGCGGGCGGTTATGTTGCGGTCATTGGAGCTCGGCGAGGCAAACTCGAGCGTAACTGTTGAATCCGGAATGGTGATGTTGACCTCGGCACTTGCCGGACCAGGCGCCCCCTCTTCACCGGCACCGGTGACATAGGTTTCGACGTAATACCGGGTGATATCGTCTGTCGCGTCGTCATCGGTCTCGCCATCCGGTGGCGTGATAGCAGCTACCTGGATAGCAGTCGTTGGAGCAGTCACCCCGAGTCGATACCACGCCGTCGGCTTTGTGGCTCCGCCAGTAGCGATATCAGCCGTGGTCACTTTGGGATAGATACCATCGGTGTAGTAAATGCGCCCATATGTGTCTTGGGCAATAGGCGAGCGCATCACTTCGACATAGCCAGCCCACGCAAACCAGAAATCACCTCGATAGTGGAACAGAGTTTTCGGCGTAATGGGTACCGACAATCCAGTGGCCAGATCATCCATCAGCGGCGCTAGCGTGCCACGGTCAAAAATGCAGTTCTTGGCTATGGTCGCGACTTCGTTGGGCAATAGATGAGGCGCCACACGCGGCGTTTCACCTCGCATGGTAACGATGTCGATTGCTGGCATGGGAAATTTTCCGGAGGGTGAAAACAAAAAGGCCCAACTCAAAGAGTCAGGCCATTATTGGGAGAATGTAACGCTGGATGTGGCATTGTTCAAGAGGACAAAGAGAGGCAAAGATATCGAACGGAAGTTTAGGTATTAGGCTGCTGGTTGCTCGGCTCTGACTTCCAACCCAGCCAGATCGGCATAGGTTACCGCCGTCTGCTCATCGGCCATATCCGCCAGGAACTGTTCGCGGTCATATTGGCCATAGGCGCGATTGAATGGGGTAGACGCTATCACCTCGCCGTTATCGCGAACTACTTGGTCTGCCCACTCCACCTCAACACCCTTCAATCCAGGTAAAGTGCGGACACTTTTCAATACACGTTTTTCAATTGCCATCAACTATCTCCTTTATGCAATCGGGCACCAGCCGGATAATGTAATTACCACTGACCCACCATAGGTTTTCGGTTTAATATCTGACACTCGCATCATGTCACCTGCACCATTCGTCAATTTCACAAAAATAACTTCGGCACCCTCTACGAGCGCCACTGGTTCTGTGACGCGCAAGTTACTCGCAGAGATTGCCAACGGTAACGCCAATCCGGTGTTGGCCATGACAAACGGCAGCCCCGTTATTTTAAGATTCGATGAGTTGTCTGCGGGTGCGTCAGCGAGGGTGCCAATTGTGATATCTGATTGGAAGTGGCACACATCCCCTTTGCGCCAATATTTACCGACAGCTCTCAATATCTCAACACCAGGAACATTGATAATTGGCGTAAACGATCCGGATACGACAGGGAAATTATGTTCAGTCCATAATCGCTTCCATGTCGCTCCTTGGAACGTATTAGGCCCCGAGTTATTTCGGAAATAAATGGATCCAGCCACTCCGAAAAAAATCTGCGTTTGCCAACCAGCATAGGCCATGCCATTCCCAGTGTGACCAGTATAAAGAATGGTGCCGTACATTTCCGGCCCCTCGACATCCCCCGCATCTCGGTTATATGAATACCACCCATTTGCCCAAACAGTATTGGCGTCAAAAACTCGCGGCAACCCGATGGAGCCCAAGCCGAATGCACCGGTAAGCATCACGTGACCGGCCGTCAGGTCCGTTTGACTGGTTTGGACGGTCTTAACGGCAACATCACCGAGCCCCAAATTATTCCGAGCGGTCGGCTTATCCGCTAGCCCCGCCAGGTTGCCCGACTTACTCAACATATTCGACAGTGCCGGCACTGTGACCGATTGCCCATCAGGGGCGAACAGCGTCACATTGCCAGAACCCGTCAGGATCTGCTGCCAGCTGTCGTATTGCCCCTGGGCATAAGCAAGTTGGGCCGAAATTTCACGCGACAGCGCTGGGATTGTGGATGTGCGGGTGATGTCGATCTCGTAAGACTGGCCACTGGCTGTCGCGCCTGTATAGGCCTTGACGAGATACAGCACAGTATCCGATTCGACATAGTCGATCTCATATGGCTTGCCATCCGGGCCATAGAGGGCATGTCCCTTGTCAGGCTTGAATGTCGTTGTTTTAAACAGCGTTCCGCTACCAACAACTTTCTTGGAAGCATTGGTGACGCTTACAGTACCTGCCCTGTACCAAAACCCAGCCATGTTGCCCCCTTACCGACCTGTCGGGCCAGCAAACTGGGCGGCCTTGCGTTGTTCTTGATTGCTATCAACCGTGGTCTTGTCACCCAGTTGCTGCAGGAACGCCTGGTAATGCCCCTGTGACCGATTGGCGTTAGCGGCGTATTCAGAATCCTTCAGGAATGCGCGGTACATGATGAAGTCGATCAGCGGGTTGATGTAGATGTCGTCCAGATCGGCGATAGCTGGTGTGTTGGCGTCTTCGACTTCGGCCAAGGTTTTACTTTGCGGGGCAACGGAATAGACCACATCTACCTTAACGGCTGCGGCTGGCCCCGGGTAGAGGAAGAACACCTTCGGATCGCGCTCGTCATAGGTGAATGCGCTGACCTTGGTTGCAGTTGCGGATGTGTGCCACTCAGGATAGCTATCATCCAGTGCTTTACGCGGTACATAGCGGATCACGCTGCCGTTGAAATTGCGGACCACATCAATCAGTCGCAGAGCATCAACCGGCAGAGCCTGTTTGGTCCCTGCAGCACACTCGAAATCAACATGCTTGGTGTGAGCATCTGGGCGGACTAAAACGATGGCTTTAGCCGCATCGTTGTAGTAGTTGAGCAGTTCTTGCTTCGGCCAACGGATGAAACCGGGATCATTCAGCAGGGTGTTAGCGCGTTGGAGTATTGACGTGACGCTTACTGTTGCCATGAGCTGGTCCTCTAAAAGAATTCCCGGCGGCGAACCGGGTTAATGAACACTTGGGTTTTTGGCTGAATGGCGTGTTCTTTTCGGAAGCGAAACGCTCTGCGCCAGCCCTCAGTGAACACCTGTTGATAGAAGCCAGCCCGTTTGGGGTCAGTCCAAGGCTTCTCGGGTTGTGCAAAGAGAATTGCTGCGGCTCCGGCAGCAATGGCCTCGGCGTGGTCGCGGAATAGGACTTCCGGAAGTACTTCTGCGCCTTGTACTGGCTCGACAGCAAAGCCAATCCGCACATCGGAGCAAGGGGACAGAACGCTGATGTCGTTACTTGATACCGCGTAGTAATCTCTGCCCGACTCAAGCGGGTTGCCGGAAGCATCATTCAGATACAGCAGGTTGCAGGACTTCATGCCAGGATCATCGCAAACGGTGATCAGTTCACCAGCATCAGCGCTCGCGACAAACTTCTCTTGGCAAATCAGTTCGGATTGGCGGCAAAACTCGATTGCCGCCTCCCCGACCGCATCGAGCATCCATACATCCAGCGGCCCCGTAATATGGCGCCGGAGCACAGGCAGGAACGCACTCGGCTCGATGGTTGCCATTACTCGGCATCCTTGGCGGCGGCCACCTTGGCCTTGAGAGCATCACGGACGCGAGTGCGGAAGTCCGGCACTGACTCTTGAGCGCCCTTCACAAGGTCCAGATCCTCGCCTTCGCACAGGGTCTTGAGCTGTGGAGCGGTCATCTTCATCAGATCGCCGTATGGCTCAACGACCATGCTTTCAGATTCGATTCGGGCGGCCTCTTCGGCGGCCAGTCGCGCCGCTTCTTCCTCGGCAGCCTTGGCGGCAGCCTCTTGCTCGCGCTTTACATTCTCCAGTTCGGAGGCTTTGCGCCAAACATCAGGGTAGCGCAGCAAACGATGGGCAATTTCCGCCGGAGTTGGTACAGGCTCCATGCGTGGGAATGCCAGATCAGACAGCGTGACAGTGTCCTTTTTCACCGGCTTGTCACCGATGTAAACCAAGTCGATAGGTTCGGCCATGATGGTCTCCAGAAATGAGAAAGCCCGCTACGAGAGCGGGCCTTGATTGATGAACGATCCAGCAGCCTTACAGGTTGCCTACGTTTTCGTACTCGAGCTTGAACTTCACCGAGCCAGTGGCAGCTGCGCCGCCCACAACCAGGGAGATTTCCTGCCCAGCGCTGGTAATCACATCATCCACCGGGATCAGCGCATTCACAGCCGATACCGTGGATTGCGCATTGACCAGAGTGGTGGTACCGACTTTCAGGGTCAGAGTGGTGCTGGCGCCCAGGGCACCAGTCAGGAGACGAACACCAATGATCTTGATGTTCGGCTCAACCTTGTCACCAAAGACGATCACATCGTTGGCCGGAGTAGCATTCAAAGTAGCCTTGAGAGTCGGAGAGGCAGACAGATTGCCAGCCTCGCCGACATACCAGCGCTTGCCAGTACGGGTCAGAGTGGTAGTAGCCATTGCTTAATTCCTTCTGCAGGTAGCAAAAAGCCCGCCGAAGCGGGCCGTGAGGATTACAGGGTAACTGCGGTGTCGAGCACCATGCAGCCATGATCCTGGACGTAGCCGTTCTTCTGCTTGTAGCGCATCTTGGCCAGGCCATTCATCCAGCTGATCACCAACTCGGTGGCGTTGCCTGAGTCGGTTTTCTCTTCGTTCAGATTGAATGCGCCGCCCTCTTTGCCGGACCCGAAGGCGTTGGCCAGCGCCTGGGCACCGAGCAGGATCGCACGGTCGATGGTGGTTGCCGCAGTCACCTGGGTTTCCGTGCCATCCGCAGAATTGGCAGTGCAGACGTTGACCGTGGACCCCTGATTGAACCGGATCGGCATCCCCTTGTACGGCTTGACCAGGATGTTGCGCCACATGGCGGATTGACCGCGGAACAGCGGGTGATTGAAGCCCTTGCTGCGCTCAACTGCAGAAGCCAACATCGCATTCCAGTCCTTACCAGAGCTGGAGGTGTAGAAGTTGCTCCACTGGCGCGGGGTGACCATTAGCAGGTACAGCGGCTCACCACCGGATGGGTCGGCCACCATCTTGATCGGCTGGATTGGGTTAACCATCTCATCCAGATAAAGAGCCATGTCATCGACGCAGCCTAGGTTGAACACGTCAGCGGCATCAATCCCACCAAACGTAGTTGCATCACCACCGAAGAAGTGGCGCTCATAGGTCGGTGCTTTGACGGCATTGACCATGATTTCGGCAAATTCTTCATCCGATGCCAGCGGCAGGATGATGTCGGATGCCATGTAATCGCCACGGGCACCAGCCAGGTGAGTAAAACCAACCTGATCCAGAAGTTTTCCGTAGTAGCATTCAGCCAGCAAGGTGCGAGCCGTCGCACGCAAATCGTGCTTGGTTCGCTTCTGGCTCATCTTGCCGCCAACATCAACACCATGGCGGGCCTGGTTGATTTTCAGTTGGAAGTCACCGAAAGACATGCTTTCCAAGCGACCCGCAATCTTCCGATCACCCATGGTCGGACGGCCAGTCAACTGGTGGACGATCTGCATATCCACTTCATCACCAGCGTTTTTGGTCAGGTCAGTAACCCGAACAACAGGCGCGGTGTGAGAGGTTTGCTTACCACCGCCGATGATTTTGGCGGTTTTAGGAGCTTCATCGGTCAACATGTTGATCAATGATTCGGAGCGTTGCGCTTCGGTAAAGAGCGCAACCTGCATCAGCTTGTTAGCTTGGGCAGACGTTACTTGAGTCATGTGTCACCTCTTAAAAATCGGCTTGTGACAACAGCTCCTCGATCTGCGCAGAGGACATCGTGGCCATACGGGCCATCAGTTCCTCTTGCGGCAGAGCCTCGAGGGCTTCGGCAGACAACCGGCTAGGCGCCTGGTTAAAGCCGCCGATGTCACTGGGGGATTCGGGAATTCGGGTTTTTGCGGAAGGTGGCTCTTTGGCTGCAGGCTTGCCGGGTTGCTCGGCGGCAGGAGCTGCATCACCGAACGCGGCGCGGGTGCGCTTGGCTGCTTCGGCGAAGCGCTCGCTCAGAGGCTTGTCCTTCCATGCGGGGTCAGATTTCAGATGTTCATCAACGGTGACGGCGAAGGTGAAGCGGTCGGCATCAGCATCCTTCCAGGCCAACAGGTCGGGTACCGCTTGGAGTGCAGCCTCGATCGGGTTGGTTGCCGGGGTGGCTGGTTGCGCAGACTTGGCTTCTAGGGCTGCGAGCTTGGAGGTGAGCACCTTGATAACGGGACCGACGCCGGGGTAATCCTCGGTCAGCTCGGCCAGCTTCTCAGGTGTCAGTTCGGCGATCTGGTCATCGGTCAGCGAGATGCCTTCCTTTTCCAGTTTGGCCTTGAGTTGGTCACGTTCGGCAGCAGCCTGGCGCAACGACTCGTTTTCCTCACGCAGACGCTTGGCTTCTGCTCGTTCGTGTTCCAGCACGGCGTAGGGGATCTTGTGTGCCCCGTCCTTGCTGGCGACGTACTTCTCGCCTTCTTCCTGCGATTGCTCGGTATTGCCCTTCTCTTTGTCGTCGGTCTGACTTTCGGAGCTGGCCTGTTCACTTTCAGCCGCTGGCGACGCGGGTTGTTCTACGCCCTTTTCTTCGGTGTCAGCATTGCCTGAGTTGTCATCGTCGTTTTCGACGGCGGACAACAAGGCTTCCAGTTCTTCGAGGCTTTCGGTGCCTGTCAGGTTGTCGATATTGATCGTCATTTCTTACCTCGGTTGATTGGGTGGTATCGCTGCCCTAGCGGGGATGCCGACTCAGTGAGATGGCATTCCGGCTCTGGCGAACGGACATAAAAAAGCCCGCTCGAGGCGGGCAAGGTGGCTTTGGGGAAAGCGGTTAAATTCGACCTAACTCGAGGTCAACGGTTTGCTTGAACAGGTAGTCTTTGGCTTTCTGCTCGGCTGGCAGTTGGTCATACGGAACAAAGCAAGGGTGCTCTTTCTTGTCAGCATCCTTCACGGGGCCGAACTTCCAGCCAGCGGAGCGCTTCTCTTCCAGCCATGAGTTGTGCGATGCGTCAGGGCCAGCGTCTGGGTGCTCAATATGGAACTGCACACCATTGATTGCAGACTGGCGCTGCCATTCAGGAGCCTGGTCCCACGGCAGTTGGGATGTATCACCAAGGGCGGCGCAATAGGCTCGGTTGATTTCGTGGCACTTCTTGGCAATGTCGATGCGATTATCAGGAGAGGGAGTTTTCTGTTCGTGCAGTTGCTGTTTGAGCAGATAGCCCTCCAGCATCCAAACCTTGCTGATGGCGTTATCGCGGGCAACCTTGCGGCCAATCTCGGCGTCAAAGTTCTCCGGGCTGGCGCAGGCTGATTCTCCGGTGACGGTGAAGCCGTTTTTCAGGACCAGGACGCAGAAGGTAAGGAGCTTGAGCGCATCTGGAATGCCTTCAGGATCACCGCCAAACGTCTGCGCGTTGCGCCACTTTTCTGCACCCACGCTCATCAACGCGCCATGATAGCCAGTGAAGTAATGCTCGCTGGCAATCACATCCTGAATGCGCTGCGGGGTTACTCGCGGAGCCGTCAGACCTTTTGCCTGAATTTCTTGCTCAATTGCTTTGTCGCTCATGGTTTCTCCAAACAAAAAACCCGGCGCAATGGCCGGGTCCGGAAATGAAAAAACCCCACTCGGGAGAGTAGGGCCATGATGGGTAAATCCTAACGCTGGCTGTTTGATAAATCAACAACCTATTGAATAGCGTCGAGCTGCGCCTCGATGTGCTGGACGATTTGCTGCTGCATCTGAGCGTACTCGAGCTTGAGGCGATCGTTCTCGGCGGCAACCCGCTCCATCTCCTGCAGGATTTTGCCTGTCTCGGCCTGGGTCTTGGCATCTCCGAACCGCTGACTCTCGGCCATAGCTGCCAGCCGTTGCGACTCTGCCTGCCAGCGACCGGCTTCCGCTTCGAGCTTCGCCACCTTAGCCATGACCTCTCGCATTGCCAGCTCTTGCTGGGCCTGCGCCTGCTGTGCCTGCTGTTGGGCTGCCAGCTGCTCCTGCGGGTTCATGTCCTCGGGTTTCTTCGGAATGTTCAGCGCGGTGCGCATGTTCTCTATGAATTCAGCCTTGTTCGGGATATCCAGCAGTTCAAACAGCATATTGAGTGCAGCCGGCTTCGCCGCATCCGGCAACATGCCAATGACATTGCCAAGGCGCTCGGCCAGCTGTTGCTTATAGGCCGGAGTCTGCTGGATTGGGGCCAAGCTAATACGGGCTCGCAGCCGGGTGATATCGTTGGTCAGCTTTCCGCTGCCATCATCGATGTTCAGGGCAACGGTCTTGCGCTTAGTCTTGTCATCCCTGTTGATGGTCACGGCATAGTTGCGGCGCTTGGACAGGTCTTCCATCAGATAGCCAAGCAACAGGGAGCCCATTTGCTGCCGAGCGAAACGGTAGTTGTCGTTCAGCTCGGCCAGTGTGGTGCTCCCCTGCTCCACCAAGTTGGCAATCGCCACCCCGGACTTGGCTGCTGACTCTTGGCCGAGGAATGCCGAGTAGACGCCCATGGTGTCCTGAATGAGCTTGGCGCTGTCCTGCATCACCTGGAACTGCTGTGCGGCAATATTGAAATCCTGCTGGATCTGCAGGGCATCAGCGACTGATGTCTTATTCTGGCGATCGGGGTTCAGCTCGATGTAACCATCTGCCCGCTCTACCTGCTCGAGAACCTCCGAGCGACTCATGTTCGTGGCGTCTTTATCCATGATCACGCGCTTGGCCTGCAGCAGCCAGGTTAACTTGATACGACGGAAATTGACCTCATCTTGTGCTGGCATTGCCCGGGCGATCAGGCCATAGGGCTCTCCGGTGCCATCCTTGCGATAGCCCCAAAACGGCACCACCGGGAACATGCCATAAGGCGCGGCACATTGGCGATCAACAATCGGATGCGGGCCAGCGAACCAGGCCTCTCGGATGACAGAGCATGGACGGCGCTCGAGTTGTGCCTTTCCTGCGTGGATGGCCGTGACATGCAGCAGGTTGAACTTGTCATATTCGATGACCCGGCCGCTATCGAGGAACAGTACATCCTTGGTTTCATAGGTCCGGTAGTAGACAACCTGCAGCAGGATGCGCTTGCGGTCAGAGCTGCGCCACTCGATCCCGTTGCGGTTGAACGAGTCCCACTCATCGAATGCAGACACTAGGCCTGGGTCGATGCTGTCTGTAACTGTCGCCGAGTTGAATTCGCTCCAGTCGTTGATTGAGTAGTTCAGCACATCGACTTGATCCGGGAACATGGTTTGCGCCTCATCCAGATCAAGCCAGCGACGGCGGCGGATCCAGCGGCAATCACTCAAATCCGGCTCTCTGGTGTGCCAGTCGAAATCAATCTCGTCCCGATGTATGGCGCTCATCTTGTAGCGCGGCCCGAACGGATCAAGGCTGCGGCGTACTTCACCCCAGCCGATCCCCACTGCAATCTGTGACTTGTAGGAGTCAGCACAGGCGCGATCCATGCCACCCAATCGGCAGGCGTCAGCAAATTCGGCGTTGATTGCGTCAGCCAGTTGCTCGGCTTCATCGTCCTTCGCATCATCAGCCACGGCAATCAGGTCAGTCCGGCTCTTGGCCTCCATGCCCAACACGCCGTCGATTGTCGGAGCAATCAGGTTATGGACGGTGGCGGGTTGCCCGCGATCTACCAGTGCCGATTTTACAGACGGCTCGAGCTGGTCGCCGTCGTAGTAAGCCCATGCTCGATTGGCCATGCGCCGCCAGTTCGGCTGTCCGTGGATATCGCCCATGATGCAGAGCAGCTGCTCTGTGTTCAGACCTTGCTGCTTTTTGGTCTTGGTCGGTGAGTCTTGCATCGTTAGTGCTCCATCCAGTTCTTAGTGCGAGGCTTCGAGGGTTCAGGGTTCTTTTTGATGGGTGCTGGCATACGGGCCCGCATTTCCTGGGCAATCATGTAGCTCATCAGTTGGTCGTCGTAGCATCCGTCCTGGGCGTTCATCCGGCCCTGTTTGTCATAGACGTAGCTGATTGCTTCGCTGACGGTGCCAATCCAACGGATCCCGGCGCAGCCATTGCGAAGCAGTGTCTTGAGCCCTTCGGTAACGAGAGGCTTGGATTGTGCGGTGGTGAGCCAGCCGAGCCGCGGCGTTTCATCATCGCGGTCGCGGTCGATGTATTCCTGGGCGTAGATGCGGCGGGTTGGATAGATGTCGCGGAGCTTGAGCAGCACAGCATGGCCATGGTTATTTCGCTCGGGGCCGATGAATGCTGGCTCGTCTTTGGTGCCGTACATCCGGCCAACGTGGTTCAGCAGCATGGCGAACAACTCGGCATCCAGGTGCCCGTACCAATGGGCTACCTGCTCCCCGGTGCTGCGCTTGATGACATCCAGGCTCGAGCGGTCGCCATGCTCTAGCCCTTCGGCAACGTCGGCGCCGATGGCATAGGCATCTTCTTCATCCGGCAGTTCCCAAACCAGCAGCATGTTTTCCAGCGAGCGGATCCCCTGCTCGTCCAGCTTGTCGGGCTTGCGGGCCTTGGTCTTGGTGCCGGTAGCTGGGTCGATGTCGTAGACGATCAACGGCGGGATGCAATCGCCCTCGGCCGTCATGGTCAGGATTGGGTCGAATACGCGGCGGCCTGAAGTGAGGAAAGCTTCGAGCGGCGTGCTCGGGAACTCCTGCTTCATCTCGGTGCCCTGCTCTGACTCCTTTTGCACATACCATTGGCGCTGCTCGTCATCCAGCACACAGCCCATGGCTTTCTCGACCGCGGCAAAATACTCGCGCTGGGTCTTGCTGGCTGTGACGCCTGAGCGGGGAACGGCGGCGCGATACTTCGGGTCTTGCCACCAGGCGAAAAAGTGAAACTTCCAGTCGAGTTTGGTCAGTTCGGTCTTGCTGTTGTGTAGCTCCAGCGCCTTCATGCTCATAGCGTGGAAGTCACCACCCACACCTTCAGCCGTTGACTCGATGAAGGCCACGCAGCCAGGGTGAATGGCGTTGAGCGTACCGGTGCGGATTTCCTTGGCCTTCTCGGGAGACTTGGCGCAGACCTTGCCGTGCTCTGAAACGTGCAACCGCTGGACGGTGCCGGAGCGAAACGAGGTGGCCACCCGGATAGAGCTTCCGTGCTTAAACAGGATGTAACCGCCATTTGCCCCGCCCCGTCGAGCAGTCACAACGAAGGTCGATTTGAGCCAGGCTGGCAGGTTATCGAAGGGGATCTCAATCTTGGTGCGGTAGATTTCCCCTGCCGCCCCTAAGTCCTGGGCGATGATCCCGCACTTGAGGTTCTTATTGAACAGCGCCTCATCCAGCAGATAGATGTCGATGGCCGTGGAGAATCCCAACTGCCGCGCCTTGAGGATGATATTCAGCCACCACATGCACCGAAACAGCAGCTCTTGGGCTGGCCTGAGCCGGAACCGCACCAGCTTCCCCTGCTCGTTCTCGATCATGTATAGGTTGTTCATCCGCCACCATTTGTCCGACAAGCGCGCACGGATGTACTCGCGCTGCTCCTTCTCGGTCATCGCGGAGATTTCTACGGTTTCGGTCATTGCGACATCAGCCCACCGGTGCCCATATCCTGCAGCTCTGCAACCATGTCGCCCAACTCTGTAGTGTCGCCGCCTTGGTCTCGCTCGAGCTTAGTTGCTTCGGCTTCGAGTTTGCGGGTTGCGGCCTTGATGCGGGCAGTATCGGCGACGACCTTTGGCACGGTCACATCGTCAATGCGCAGCGAACTGAGGGTTTTCTCGATGGACTCAACACGGCTGATGTTTCTCTGCAGCGCCTCGTCGGCTCTGAGGATCTGACCGTAGATGGTCGCCTTCTCGTCTGGAGCAGTGGCGCTATCGAGTAGCAAGGCCAGGTCATTGAGCGCCTTGGTTACCGATATGACTCGGGCCCGACACAATCTCAGCTCATCGCGGAGCCCCAGCTCATCGACACCATCAAAGGCTGACTGGTCACTGAAATAGCGGGCATAGCCGCCGTGGGTTACTGTGAGCTGGTTGCCAGGTACGACTCGGTTCCTTGGTGGATTCGGGTTGCCCTCGTACTCGCCAGCCAGGAACCGGCCAGACTCATCACGCCCTTTGGGTTTCACGGTTTCGTTGATGGATGATTGCTGCTCATCACCAGATTTGCGCAACGCCCTATCAGATTTGCGCTTTTGCGCACTCCCTGCAGATTGCGCAGATTTGCCGTTTTGCGCAGTTTTGCGCACTTTCTTTTGCGCAGATTGCGCAGCAGCTTGAAAAGTATCGGGTTGTTCCGGGGATTGCCCGCGACTTTTCAAGTAGCGACGCGCTGACTGGTAGTTGATGCCTATCTTCTCACACCAATCCTTTGCGCTGATGCCAGTCTTGGCTTGGGCAGCGGCATACTGCGCCGCCACCTGGTCCCAGTTAGTCCTTGCCATGGCCACTCTGTTGGCACTGATAAACGCTATCGACCTGAGCAGCGCAAGACGCCCAGGCGGCCTCGGTGATTTCGAGCTGGTCGTTCAACTCCCCGTTACTCCCCAGCTCGCTCGCTGGAAGTTGGCACGGCACCACTAGGGGACACCCATTCTCGATAAGCTGCGGCGCCGGTGATTGTGGGGCGCTTGCGCATCCGCTTGATAGGCTCAGGCAAAGGAGTGTCAGACCAATTGCGTAGTTCGGCATTCTCTCTCTCCAGTTTTTTGACCAGTTGTAGGCGCTCGGCCAGGCGGTCATTGATGGATGACACTGTTTGTTGCTGTTGCGTCACCAGCTCGGCGTTTTTCTGCGACTGTGCGCGGTAGGTGGATAGAACAGTATCCAGCCCATTGGCTCGTTGGGTGGCTTTATCCAGTTCGTCCGATAGCTTGAGCGTTACCTTTTGTTCTTCCTGGAGCTCGCTCTTGTAGTGATTGGCGTACAGCAGCAGCCCGGAAGCCATCAAAGCGGCGACCAACCCACCTATCGCCCATACCTTGGCTGACTCAAACATCTGCAGAGTCCTCTTGGCTAGCCTTGTATTTGGCTATCATCTTGCCGTAGCAGATGTTGATAACCTGCATCAGCACCGGGATCACGATGGCCCCACCGATATAGACGGGTTGGGATACGCTTTCGGACAGTGCAAACCAGCAGGCCTGTAGTCCACCGAGAGCGGTGGCAACCATGGTGATTACCGCCGGGCGGCGCTTGTACCATGCAACCTTGATGTCGCTCAGCTCATCTTTCAGTTCTGACATAGAGCTCTCTCCTTTCCTCGGCGGGTGTCCAGGCCCGGCAGGCGCACCCCGGCGGCATAGACATACTTCTGCAGCTCCATGCAGGCGTGGTATTCGTCACCCGATAGCATGTAGCTGTAGATGTCAGTTCGCTTCCCTGTCTTGGGGTTCTTCATCATCCGGCCGCAACCGACGTTGAGCGTGAAAGACCCAATACCATCGAATGCGCCCTGTGAGAGCTTCCGGCCGATTTTCTTCTCTACGTTTTGTTCGAGGCAGTTCTGCGCGGCCATCATGTCGGAGACAAACCAGCGGCTGATGACCTGCATAGGGATTTGCTTGAGGGGTGACTGACCAGGTATGCCGTATTCAGCCACATCCGCATCGTTGGCGTGGCCTATCCCTCCGGTGAGCCGACTTGCTGGGCAGAGGTATGGATTGGCCCTGCAGCCTTCTGCGTCACCCATGATGGCCATAGCTTCGGCTGAAAACCGGAGTGGGTTTCCGGCCTTCGACACCATCGCCGAACGGACTTCACTAGGGACTGATTCAGGGCTGACGGCATACTGCTGTTGCCAGCCGGTGATCATGGCTATCGCGACGACAACCGAGCAGATGGTTTTCTTAGGTGGTGGCTTTCTCATACCATACCCCGGCGACGTTTATCGACATAGCAGTACACATCGAAGGCCAGCCGCCCAATGACAACCAACGAGCCAACAACAGTCAGCACATCACCAACTGTCAGCCATGGGGTAATGTGGATCTTGAGGAGGCTGTCGGGCGCCTTGGTGATCATCTCGCTGGTTTTCCCTATCGCAGATACGTCGGCGCTGTATCCTGCAACGCCACCACCACCGAAGTAAGCGATAAGCCGCCCTTTCAGTGTGTCGCTTATCGTCATCGGCATTCTCCAAGCATGAAAAAGCCCGCACAGAGGCGGGCCGGAAATGAAAAAGGCCAGAGGTGTTTAGTCTCTGGCCATTCTTGGATAATCCTAACGCTGACAGGGTGTTATTTCAACAGAGTTATCCGTGTGCCTATAGCTTGATAGCCCGGTATTTCGTCAGTCCTGCCAGGAACTGGGCGTGATACTGCTCATCAACCGATTTGATATCTTCCTCGGCCTTGAGCAGATCCCCTTTGCGCTCCTTCCATACTGCGTAGGCTGCTGCCTTATCGACTTCTATCAAGTCCTGTTCTTCTTTTGGTAGTGCGCTTAGGTTCAATACCTGGTTCCCCATCTTCTTCCCCGCCCGTGGTTTATGCGAACGAGAATGCCACATTGCACCGAGTTACGCCGCATCCTTCTCCATCTGCGCCCTTCTCCCTATCACATCCAGGCACCGGCTTTTGTCGATCTGCACTGCATCAACAACCTTGCGCACAATCTCTTGAGCTTCGGCGCCGAACTGGCGGCCAATCAACCCGATATCCGGAATCACCTTACCTGTCCCGTTGCACGCTGGGCACTGGTCCTGTTTGCGCTCGCGGATCCCAGTGCCGCGGCACTTCGGGCATCGGCCGGACTGCAGGATCTCGTTGGCCACTCTTGCGCGGGCTGCCGACAGGATTCCATCGCGCTCGGCTTTGATAGCCACATAGCGGGAATCATCCCCTGCCCTGTGCGCTCGCTTGGCTCGCTCCATGACGATGGATGCCCGGCGGCGTTCGGCGTCATAGTGTGGCGACTTGGTGATCAACGCATCGAGCTGCACCGGCAGTGGCCGGCCCATGATGATGGACATGGCAGCCTGTCCGATCTCCTGGGTGCCACAGGCTCGGGTGAGATAAGCCATCAGGACGCCAACACTAGTGTCGTCGGCCATTTCCTCAGCCAGGATAAGGTGCCAGCCAATCGGGTGACTGCGGCAGCCTTCCCGGGCGGCAGCGATAAACTCATCGCGCCCGATACGGCCAGTGCTGCGGCCTACTGCTGTTTCGATGCTGATAGCCTTTGCCTCGAACAATCTCAGGATCATCTCAATCATGCTGCCACTCCTTTGTGCTCAAAAATACGGTCCAGCCACTGGCGCATTTGTCCTGACCGGACATGAGCAGTAGTGACTTCGAGGACGGTCCAGCCGTAGATAGCCGCCTCATTCATTTTTTCTCGATCGACGGTAAAGCCACCGCCGCGGGTGTGCCGGCCGTTGGTGTATGTGCCGCCATGCACTTCGACGGCAATCTTTAACTCGGGCCACGCATAATCGAAACGCCAGCGCCGGGTTGGGTGAAACCGGTGCTCGGTGACATAGGCTGGCAAGCCATGCAGGTGCAGCTTGGTTTCGGCCTGGAGCTTGGCCACCTGCTCGTTGACCTTGTTCTTCCCCTTGGGAGCAGTTGGCGCTTTGGGTCCAAACTTTGGCTTGATGAGTCGCTCCAGTTCGATGGCAGACAATCGGATCATCAAATCTTCCCCATCAGCTCAAGGCACTTGGCCTTGTGAACTTCGGCCAGAGCCAGCATCTCGCTGCAGCTCATCCCTGCCTGCTCGAAAGACACACGGTATTCATAGTTCCGGTCATCCAGCATCAGCACGACGAGCTTGTTTGGCGAAATGGCGCCGCTCTCAATGTCGGCAATCGCTGAGCGCAGGGCATCCAGCACAGACCGTTGCTTGGCGTTACCGCTTCGCTCAAACAGGTTTTTGACGTTGTCGCTCATGATGCTCTCCCGATAATGTTGGAGCGCAGCCCTGCGACCTCTCGGCGTGTTTGCTCGACCAGTTCTGCCTCGGTGCCAAACATCCCCACGAACCTCAGCTTATCCAGATGAATGGATGGCACGGCTGGGTGTTGCGTCCCTCGATGATGGGCCGGGCACGCGGGAAACCCGTCATAGTGGCTTGCTCGTCTACCAGCCCCCTGCCCTTGGCGTTTATGGTGGTACTCGGCTGGAGTTGGCCCAAGCCCAGACATTCGGCATGGCAGACAACCAAGCGACACCGCATCAGCGATCCAGAGCTTTTCGTCTTTAGTCATCAAAAGAACCCCTGCAGTTGGTTCCAAACGTTCTGATCGTCAGTACCGGCAAAGATGTGCTTGATAGCGGCCTTGATCAGGGCGTTATAGCAGCGCTCAAAATCTTCTTGCTCCATGTTGCCGTAGGCCAAGCTCTTGGCTTCTACCCGGGCACGGCCATCAATCGTGTAGGTGACATCCCGGTAGCCAGCCAATACGGTGAGGTGCTTGCGGAATGTGTCGAACTGAGCGGATTGGTCCATGTGCTCCAGCTCTGCCTTGTCAGCGCACCAGTGCTCAAAGCAGAAGTTGAAGAAGGCAAAGACCTTGCGGTGAAAGTCTGGATTGCGCGTGAGTTTCAGCTCGACCGTGTACTGACCGCCAGACTTGAAACGCTCAAGCCTGGCAGCCTCATGATCGAATGCCGGGACAAACGTTCCGCCCGGGTGCTTTACCATCTCAATCCGCAAGCCCAGCCTCCCGCATCCGGCGGCACTCATCCTCGATGGTCTGCCACATAGAGTCGGCCTGGTCTGTAGCCTTATCCGCCTCGGCACCACCAAAAACCACCCACATCACCCAGCCAACGCAGAACGCCATGGCCAGCAGGAACACAATGAACAGCCCGAGCATCAGGATCTGATCGAGATAGGTCATTTCCATGGCTAACCTCTCCGGCCCTTGCGGATCTTGGGGCTGACTCTCGAGCGGCGGCTGGTGCCCCGGGAGCGAACACGCGGGATCGGATAGGACTCGCGCCAGTTGTACGACTTGAACAGCGGAAATGCTGAGGCCAGAACATGGGCCATTGCTGAAAACAATACTGAAACTCTCATGCTGCTTGCTCCTTCGTACTGTCCATTGGCGTCAGGTAGTACCACCAGACGGGCTTATCGTTGATCCGCTCGATGTGGGCGTTTTTGATGTATCCGTACTTGTGAACCTGCCGGAGCCTGGCGCTGATAGCAGCCTGAGTGTCGGCATGTCCGAACCGGGTCCAGCATTCCCGCTCGATTTCGCGCAGGGTCCGGCGCTGGCCGTCACACATGATTGCGATGACTCGGCCAAGTTGTCCGGAGACGTTAATTGGTCTGGGCATGAGCCATCCCTCCCCGTTTGAACAGAGCCTTGAGCGAGGAAACTCCGCGCTGGCCTACCTCGTGGTAATACTCAGGGTTGTGCTGGATCTGTGATTGCGTCGGCAGCCCCTTGAGCACAGCAGCGGCCAAGTCTTCACCGGCCATCACTCGCTGCATCACTTGCTCATAGGCGTGGGCAAAAACCTTGCTGTATTCGTCAGCGTTCAGTGTTTGTCGCTCAAATCGCGTGGCCCTGGCTGCCAGCACAACTGCTGGATGGGTCTTGCGATGTCGAGCCACATCCGCCAAGGCTTGTTCAACGGTGGGCAACCCCAGCGTTTCCGGCGTGATCTGACACCACTTGATGAACATCCCTGGGCTCGGGAAGAACGGAATATCTTGCTCCCGGGCCTTACGCATCCCCATCTCAAGCTGCTGGGCGCTGGTGCATTGCGCCTCGATCAGCGCAAGAGTCCATTCACGAAGGGCTCGGGCTTGTGACTCCGGCGTAGGGAATGCACGTTGCCAAGCTGGAAATACCACCTGGAGTTGTTTGAATAACAGGGTCACCACTCGGGTGTCTTGGTCTGACAACTCCCGTGGTTTGTGGGTGTCAGGCCCCTGGTTCACCGGGACATTGCTCATTGCGGCCAGCACTGTGCCGATCGGCTTCATCGTCATCAGAACCCCTCCTTGAGCATCGCGTTCAGGCGCTCAGTGGTCATGTGCTCGGCCAGATCAAACGTGGCGTTGCTCTGCGGGATAACACCGGCGTTCAACCGCTTGGCCTGCAAGGAATCCCATTTGTCCCGCAGTGTTGCTGGACTCAGCACGTTCACGCGCCAGAAGCCATCGGAGTTGACCCACTTGAACAACTCGCAGATCTCGCGATGGCTCCGCTTGTCTTGTTCGCGCAGTAACCGGATGTCGTTTGCCCATTTCGGCCAGTTCGGGGTCCTTGCTGTCGGGTTGACCAACAGGACCTTGGCGTAGATGTATTCGGCGCAGGTCAGATCGCCTTGGGTACCCCAGTGCTTGCCGCTCGGGGTTTGCACTGCAGCTTCGGGTTTAACCACCATGGACGAATCACCACGATCGGCGGGATTGTCTGGAATCGCGTCAGCGATTTCGGACGAAGAGATCTTTTGCTCTTTGTCTTGGGTTAGATTGTCTTGGGTGTTGGGTGCTTCCGCCCGGTTTGAAACTTGCTTCCGCCCGTTTTTCTGGGTGAAATCACCCGTTTTTTCCGCAGAATCACCCGTGTGTTTTTTGGCTCTAACTGGGTCTGATAATTCATAATCCCATTCACTGACAACCTTGTTCACACTGACCAGTTTCAATTGGCCGAACTTCTTGAGGTTGATGATCTTTCTGGCGGCCAGGTGCTTGAGTGCGTCATTGATATCGCTTGGGTCGATACCGCACAGCTCTGCTAAATAGGTGTTGGTTAACCTATCCTCCTTCTTGTTCCACCCGTAAGTGGCGTAAATCACGGCAT